GGTCAATCAGTAGATATCTATAAAGTAAGTATTGATAATACAGATGAAAATGTATATGGTGAATCAACTACAAAATATTATGAAGTAGGTTTTAGAGTTAATTGTTTAATTTTATTTAATGAACCAGAAATAATACAGGATGATTTTGGCGCCGATGAAAACGCATCAATTGTAATGTATTTTCAAAGAAATAACTTATCAAGTGGTTCTCTGAATTTTTATCCAGAAATGGGTGATATTGTGGATTGGAATCAACATTATTGGGAAATAAATGGAACAACCGAACCTCAGTTGATTGCTGGTCATCCTGGATATAAACATAGTATTACGGCAACTGCTCATAGAGCACGACTTAGTTCATTACAAATAGAAGAGAGACCAAGATAATGGCGGTACAATTAATAACAAAAAAGAAAATAACTAAATTTGATACTGAAAGTCCAAACTTTAAACCACTACCAAAACCAGAGCCTGAAGAAATTAATGGTAATATAATGGAAGAAGATATATATGGTGAGAGAAAACACATGTATCAACCAGATAATGGTAATCTTCAAATGAATGAATTTATGACGGGTGTTATGAATAAATTAGATGGTTTAACAACATTAAATCCAGAAATAGTTGAAAAAAATAGAGCTATTGAAGTAGATATACAAAGAGAAATTGCAATCGGTAAAGCTGATATAAATGGTGTTACATCTGAAGAGATTAAAGGTAAGGTTATGAATAAAAAAGATAAACTTAAAGCTTTAAGAATGAGGAGAAAATAAGATGCCAACTCCTGAAATATGTAAAAGTTATAATTTAAGTCCGAAGGAATATGATGATTGTGTTAATTATAGAGGTCATTATAGTACACCTGCTTATAAACATGGTGGAATAAGAAAAGTTACTGGTGTTCAAATACCACAACAAAAAAATGAAGGTGGTTTTTTAGTTGGCCCATCTCATGAAGAAGGTGGAATACCTGCTATTGTAGGAGGAAATTCACCAGTGGAATTAGAAGGTGGTGAATATATTGTAAATGCACAGACTGTTGAAGCAGTTGGTCAACCTTTTTTAGATAAATTAAATAGTACTCAAACGGAATATCATACCGGTGGGTATGGACAAGGGCAATTACCTAATCCAAGTCAATTTGATAGGGGTGGTAAGGTTAATAAAAAGAAGAAATTACAAACTGGTGGGTTTGTACGTCATCCTGGTCCTGGTGTTAGAAAACCATCATCTCTATTAAGAGAATCTCATTTATCATGTCCTCCTGGAATGTATGAGGTGGATAAAGCTTGTTTTCAAATGAGTAAAAATTTACCCATCACAGGCAATAATATAGGTCGTACTGGTATGCGTAAAGGTGGTAAAGTTAATTCTACAAAAAAAATGCAAACAGGTGGATCTGTAGGAAATAAAAAATTATCAAATACAAAAAGAAATGATAAGAATATAATACGTAGAAGAACACTACGAACAACTTCTGCATCTACTGGACATTCTCATAAAAAATATACAGATATATATGGTAATGGATATACAACAGGTGGTACAGACCATGAACATAATGTTGTTGGAGACCAAGTTCAAATGGCATGTCCACCAACAATGGCATGTCATAGTCATTAAAAATAATGTTAATTAGGATAATATAATGGCAATAAAACCAATCACAGATAAACAATTAGTTGATAAAACAACTATAAATAGAGAAGCACAAACATCACAACGAAATTTGAATACTCGTGCCGGTGGAAATGATTCTCAAACAGTTATTCCAGGAACAGATTTAAGTAAACAATATTCTATAACTCTTAAAGATATTGATACTTCTATAATGTCATATATAAAAAATGTTATAAAACCTACAGTTCAAGAAGCAAATGAACGAATTAAAGTTAATGTTATGTATGGTAATGAAGAAAGATGGAAATCAGTAAGAAAAAGAGGAGTAATGAGAGATAAAAATAATTCTCTTATTCTTCCATTGATTATGTTAAAAAGAACCGCTGTTGAAAAAAGTGATATTATACCTGGTTATGAACATGATATTAGAAGAAGATATACAGAGATAGTAAGAAATACCGGTTGGTCAAAAGATAATAAATATACAAGATTTGCTGTACAATCTGGTGAGTTACCTATATATGAAAATTTAGTTACAACCATTCCAAATTATGTAAATTTAACGTATGAATTTGTATTATGGACAAACTTTATAGAACAAATGAACCCGTTAGTTGAAACTTTTATGGAACATGACAAAACATATTGGGGTGATAAAGATACTTATAGATTTATATCTACATTAGATTCAGTAAGTGATGCGTCTGAGATGAATCAAGACGGAGAAAGATTTATCAAATCAACATTTTCAGTTACATCAAAAGCTTATTTATTACCAGAAGAAACAAATTCAATTGTTATGGGTAAGGTGAGTCAGGTTCAGAAAAGACTTACACCCATGAGAGTTATATTTGGAACTGAAAGTGATGCAACCAACCAGCAGGTAGAAAAATAAACTTAGTGTTTTCTAAAAAAAATATATACTTATATATGAAACTAATAATAATTTAAATCAAGAGGTTATAATATGGCAGATGCAGTAAAATTCACAGAAGATGAGATGAAACAAATTAATACTTTACAACAAGGTTATGTAAATTTACAAAATGCTTTAGGTCAATTGGGTGTTAATCGTATTAGATTGAATCAACAATTTGATGATTTAGATACAGCAGAAGATAATGTTAGAAATCAGTTTGTTGAAAATCAAACTAAAGAAAGAGAATTTGTTGATTCAATCAATAAAAAATATGGTGATGGTAATTTAGATTTAACTAGTGGTGTATTTACTCCTAAGTCAACCGAAGAAACTCCAGAAAAAACTGATAAAACTTTATAAATTTATAAAATAAATTTATTGTTTGGGATATTTTTTGTATATTTATATATGATTGATGCTTTATGCGCAATTCAATCTAAATTTTAAAATTTACAATCCTATAGGAGACCTCAAATGGCAGAAAAAATCGTATCCCCCGGTGTATTTACAAAAGAAATAGATGCTTCATTTTTACCAGCAGCAATTGGTGATATTGGAGCTGCGGTTATAGGTCCGACAGTTAAGGGACCAGCTTTAGTTCCAACGGTTGTATCATCATATGCTGAATATCAATCAACTTTTGGTGATGTATTTAAGAGCGGTAGTAATCAGTTTCAGTATTTAACTTCAATAACTGCTCAAAATTATCTAAAACATTCTGGTAAATTAACAGTTGTTAGAATACTCGATGGCACTTTTTCTGGAGCAACTGCAACTGTACCAACTGGCAGTGGAAATTTCTTTACAGGATCTGCTTCTCCTGGAAAAGATCACAATGTAAATTCATTTACATTAAATACTGTTGCAGATGGTGCTATTATGAATAATGAAGCCAGTGGTGCTTTATCTGGTGCAACATATGCATTTACTGGTTCTGTTGGTTCAAGTAATAAATTATTAAGTGGTTCGGCTGATAATTTAAGATGGGAAATAGCATCTACTAACCCATCAAGAGGTACATTTACTCTTTTAATAAGAAGAGGTGACGATATCATTAACAGAAAACAAATTCTTGAAACTTGGAATAATATTTCTTTAGATCCAAATTCAAATAATTATATTTCAAAAATGATTGGTGATTCATATAGTACAATAAATGGTAGAGGTGGAACTGACCCATTTATATCTTTTACTGGCAATTATCCACCAAAATCAAAGTATGTTTATATATCAAGTGTAAATGATACAGTTGATTATCTTGATGAAGGTGGTAATGTTAGAGTTAATGCTGCTTCTGCATCACTTCCTGGATTAGGTAGTGGTTCATTTCATGGTTCATTCTCAGGTGGTGATAATGGATATGCTGGGTTTGATGCTTTAGGTCATGTTGTAACAGGATCATCTACTGCAGAAGGAATCTTAACTCCTTATAGTTTCTTTGAAAATATTGGTTCAGCTGATTCTCAAGGATATGCATTGTCATCTACAACTACAGATGATGGTGGTAAATCATATATGGATGCATTGTCTTTATTAAATAATGCCGATGAATATGATATTAATATGATATTGATTCCAGGAATTGTTGACAATGGTGGTGGAGGTGCACATGCTGGAATTATAACAAAGGCTGTTGATGTTTGTGAAGCTAGAGGTGATGCATTCCTTATTTATGATGTAACAACTCATAATACAACTAATTTAGTGACTGTTACGGATAAGGCTGGAACTAGAGATTCAAATTATGCTGCAACATATTGGCCTTGGGTACAAATATCTGATTCTCAGACAGGAGCATTTAGATGGGTACCATCTTCAACAGTAATGGCTGGTATTTACGCTTTCAATGATAAAGTCGCCGCACCTTGGTTCGCACCAGCTGGTTTGAATCGTGGTGGTTTGGATACTGTTATTCAAGCTGAAAGAAAATTAACTCATGCTAACAGAGATACTTTATACGATTCAAATGTTAATCCAATTGCAACATTTCCAGGTCAGGGTGTTGTTGTATGGGGTCAAAAGACTTTACAGAAGAAAGCTTCAGCACTTGACCGTGTTAATGTAAGAAGGTTAATGATTAAAGTAAAGAAATTCATTGCCGCGTCTTCACGATTCTTAGTATTTGAACAGAATAACGCTACAACAAGAAATAGATTCTTGAATATAGCAAATCCATATCTTGAACAAGTTCAAGCTCAAAGTGGTTTGAATGCTTTCAAGGTGGTGATGGATGATACAAATAATACTCCAGATATTGTAGATAGAAATATCTTATATGGTCAGATATTCTTACAACCTACAAGAACTGCTGAGTTTATTGTTCTTGATTTCACAATACAACCTACAGGTGCAACATTTCCTGAATAAGGTATAATAAAATAAGAGTGGGGTTTATTTAAATATAAACCCCATTTTTTTATCTTTTTTATATTTATATATGAAAACATGTGTTGTTGTTAAACACTTAATATATTAGGAGAAAGAATATGGCAACTTTGATTGATGCTAATCAAGCGATGTTTACACCATTTGAACCGAAGTTAAAGAATCGATTTGTGATGTCAATTGATGGTATTCCAGCTTATTTGATTAAAACAGCAGCTAGACCTTCTATTACTTTTGAAGAAGTTGAACTTAATCACATGAATGTAAAAAGGTTTGTAAAAGGTAAAGGTACTTGGGATACTATTGAAATTACACTATATGATCCAGTTGTACCATCAGCAGCTCAAGCAGTGATGGAATGGATTCGTTTGGGTCATGAATCAGTTACAGGTAGAGATGGGTATTCAGATTTTTATAAGAAAGATGTTGATTTTCAGGTTTTAGGTCCTGTTGGTGATGTGGTTGAACAATGGAAACTTAAAGGTACATGGATTGTTAGTGCTAACTTTAATGATTTAGATTTTTCATCAAGTGATCCAGCTGATATATCAGTTACTTTAAGGTATGATTACGCAATCCTTGAATTCTAATCAATAGAAAAAATTAATTCCGACAAAAATCCTCAACAAAAATTGAGGATTTTTTCTTTTAGTATATATTTATATATGAAATGTTATGTAATATTTTAAAGAGGTTATTAAAAATGTCAGA